CGATTAGCAAATTATGGTTACCCGGACTCGTTTCAACACTCTTAATTGCACCCGCTCCGCCGACAATACTAGCGAAGGAACTCCAGGCCACGTTGCCCTGTTCGGGGGCAGGAGTCTGGATAAGTTTATACCATCCAAGTTGACCATCGGCTATATACCACGCTGCATCTTCGCCGTTAATGTTCCACGCGACGTAGATTTGTGAAATATCCCACGATGTTCCCGGTTGCCCGTTATTGAGTCTGAACAAATTTCCGATATTGACGCCGACATAGCTAAGACCAGCGCTAGGATCGAATATGACGAACTGTTTATCAGTTGTAAAGAATCCGATAAGTCCGCCGTTGATGTCCATCGCATTATAATTTGCCAGGCCCACTCCCGGAAAATAAGGAATAGCTGGTAGAATTGGACTCGTTGTCGTTCCATTCCCAGCAATAATATAAACATCGCTGACTGTGAAGACGAGCATTCCAATTGCGACGGGGACAAGTCGCCGTACTTGCGAAGCGCATTGCGCGAAGTTACCCGGCGCAGTGCCATCCGTTCCGTTGCCTACTGGAGCCAGCGGCCCCGTAGTCCATTTAACAGTATTCCCGACGCTATACCAGATTCGTCCGAGATGCTGCACGAGGTTAATCGCACCCTTTTCGGGGGGCGTATTTTCTTTTGCAGCCGCACCTTGTACGAGATTATTTAGTTCTTTGTCTGGGACCACATCCACATATCCGTATTCCAGATATTGAACAAGCGGCACCGTATACGGCGAATTGACAAACCCCGGAATTAAAAGCGGAGTCGGAAACCCATCCGTTGAGCGGAAAATAGCCACATAATCCGCTTGAGGGTCAATATTAGTTACATCAAGGCCTGAGCCCGGCAAAAAAGTAATCTGGCCACGTACAATAGGCCCAGTCGCAGCACTCACCGGACTGAGATTTGAAACGGTATTATCCAGAGTATTAACTAACGCAATCCAGTAAAGCCAACCTTGTTGACTCAGGGCTGTGATAGTGTCACCCCCTCCGCTAATCGCCGGAACTGATCCTTCGTTCATCCATTGTAACGGCGGACTAGGATCAGCCGTAATCGAACCAAGGGCGGTATTCCAGATCGGCTGGGTTGTTCCAGTCACGCCTGTTTCATATGCAGCTTCTTGATTGCTGTTCGTGTCAATGATTGCGACACCCGCGAGAGTGTACGTAATACCCGCTCTCCAGACATAATCACTAATTGGGCCAAGATTGTTCCACAAATACTGTTGGCCCGCCTGTTGAACCTCAACTACTTTCGCACCCCAGATGATAGTCCTGTTGATAGTGTCATAACTCGCACCCGCTTTAGTAAAAGCTGGCCAAGTCGGTTGTGATGTCCCGCTTTCGTCACGACCAATAGCTAGTGTTTGAATAGGCTGGGCGTTATTTCCGGGGGTCATAAATACTAGGAATCCACTAGAGTGACGCCATTTAGCGAAAGAAATCTCTACTGCATAATTTCCGGCTTGAGGAAAATACCAAGTCGCGCTATCCGCAGGAAACTTCGGAGTTTCGATGTATGGCCCAGCCCCGGTATTTCCGGAGCTATTAGTGCCGCACATATCTACTCCCCCCGCTCGACCAAACCCATTTTTTGGCGTGATTGTCTGGGGAACGTTAAGAGTCGAGCCGCTTACTTTATAAGCTCCCGAAGTAACCGTACCAGAGTCAATTCCAAGAGAATCAAAAGCGAAAAAAGCTCCGTCATTATGCTGCGCAGTAAAAGTATACTGGCCAGGACGAGGGATAAAAATATAAGTCTGGAGTGAACCGTCCCAATTCGAATTAATAACCCCATTATCAATAGGGACTCTAGAACCCGGCGTTGGCTCTCCAGCACCATTGACTTCGTTCCAATCAAAATTCGTAGTTGAAGAACCCGTCCCTGGGCCTGTTTCTCGCAGAAGATACAAAGAACCGAGAGTGTAATGCAATGGACTCGCAAACGATCCGGCACCCCATTCAAAATCTCCGCCAAACTTTGCAGGATCAGACGCGTTAAAAAACAATGCAGCGCCTTGCCAATTTCCGGTTGCGGATGTCTGGCGTGAATTAGGTTCTACAAATGCATATAGATCAATTGATCCATTAACAAATGGAGTCTGCTTCGGCCCCATTTGAAACAGAAAATTACTCGGCGAGATCAAAAAGTCTCCCACATTGTAGTGGGTATGTGCCTGCCATATAAGAGACGCCGCCGTTTGTATACATGTCCATATCGCGGTGCCACCATTCGCAGATTCTTCTACCGTTGTGGGGGGATTAGTTCCCACGACTTTCAACGCTTGCCCGTATTCCGCAACACGATTCGTAATTGAACCAATAACCGTTGCGGTGTACGGAGCCTGGAATGCTGTAGTTGTCAACCCCGTTGCACTTACAGTCAGTGAAAGACCGTTTAGATTCGGAAAACTCCCCTGGCCCGACGCAAAAGTACACATATTCTGTAAACGAACCGTGTCTCCCGCGACTAACGCTGGGGATTGCGTATCTGTCACGAAATAAATGTTAGTTCCATCGCTATATACCGAAGAGATAACAACCTTCTGTTGCGGAACAACAGACGACGGCCATGTCGGAATCACACTCCCTGAAGTTCCAGAGGTAGTGATCTGCCAAAGATTCCCGAAATCAGGATCAACAAATACTGAGGCCGGGGAATAATACGTATTCTTCTGGTATGAAACTGCACTCCCCGCAGCGGTAAATTCAGGGGCGGCTGTCGGGGGGTTTATTCCCCAATTTTCCACACTTGTCCCTCGGTTAATCCAGACAGTATTTCCATCTAGAGTCAAACTCCCGAAAAAATTATTCGAAGCCTGGGGAACATCCGTTCCGTATGTCGGTACACTACTCCCGGTCTCTGCAATGTACGGAGTAGTGCCGTCGCCGCGAGTCCCTGCTTGGATAACGAAGGCATCGCCCGATTCAGCATTATCGACATCTTCGTGATTAAAAGCAGCGATAAAATGACGCCCCATCACGGTGTGATCATACTTTTGGGTCAAAATAATCGTTGCACCATTCAGCCACGGATTGTCGTCCATGCCGATCAGTTCGAATGCAGTTCCAATAGGATAATCGCGGGTGTCATCAGTAAGATCAACCGCCAAGGTCAAAATGTTGTCCGAAAGGGTAACATGGGTGACCGAACCCGTCGAGATGCCAATGAACTGTTGAAGATTCCCGGTCGCGGGGTCTACTAGGTATGTCCCAAAAGGATAGGTTCCAGACAAGCCATCGGTTCCCTGGAGAAATGTATTATTCCCTGCATTGGTGCGCACGAAAAGAGACGACAGCCACTTCTTATTATCAACACCATTTGCAAAATAAAGAGAGTTGCCTACCGCTTGGGAATATGTCTGGCCCGCACTCGTAGACTTCTGGAAGGCTAAACCGTAGTTATATCCGGTGTCACCGCCCCGTTGAAGAGCTTCACTCAACGAATAAAAGAAACCATCATTAGCTTCATCAATTGTAGTAAAAATAGATTCAAGAGTTGTTCCGAAAACATCACTCTGAGATTTATTAACCCGAAAATTTCCGAAGGCATCGATGTTGTCATAGGTATGCTGATCGTATAGCGGATTACCCGGACGACGAATCAACGTCAAACGATTAGAAATTTCGACATTCACCCCGGCTATCAATGCATCCGTAGAATTATCCGAATAGTATTTTTCTGCAAGATGGCTTGCGCTGGCAGCACGCAGCGGAGAACGATTCGTATTAAGACCGTTGAATATACGCCCCACATAAATAGGAGCGTATTTCGGGGGTTTTTGGGGTTGTCCACCACTGCCAGCAATCTGACTCATATGACCTTTCTACTCAATTTACTTCTTTTTAGAACGCCCCTCCGGACTTTTCAAAAGGGCGATTGTCGGGGATTCGGTCTTTGACAGTTCTTTAAACTCAAAAGTTTCTAAATCAAACCGAGATTGCACCGTATTTGTAGCATGAGTGGTATTCGTTCCGGCCAGAGGATAATACACTCCTCCAGATTTAACTTGAGCAAGATAGGAAAAAGTTACGGCACTAGTGTTCATTCCCACCAGAGCAATTGTCACCCGTTTGCCCACAGGCACGGTGTATACATCATTTTCTCCAGGGGAAAGTGTTGTATGAAATACGTTTTTCATAACTGCACTTACTAGGGTAGGTATACCACTACCCGTAATGCCGGGAAATTGGCTCCTTAACCCAGAAACCTTTACATTGGCTCCCGCCTGATCAACTCAAAAAAAAAAATCGGTATCCTGGGCTGGATTCCCGTCGGTCAATGCTGAAATTTTTGTATTTGCCATATTTTCCTATTGAACTTCTAACAGCAGAATGTCTCCGCTTTCGAGTAAAAGTACACCCGACCCGTCCTCTAATTCAAATCCAAACGACCCCGAACCGCCACTGAGGTCATTTCCAAAATGATCCGGGCTAGGCAACCAAGTTACTTGATTGCCCACAGACAGAGGCAGTATGACTGGATTGCCGAAATCTTTAGGCAGAGTCACCGGGGTTCCAAAAGTTTTAGGGAGAGTGACCGGGTTTCCGTCTTTATAATTCACCCCACCCGCATTCAAATCTGTTCTATTTAAACCTAAAGGCATAATTTACCTCACCTATAAAGCACGAAATCTCAAAACTTTCACCTTCTAATCTCCATTAAGTGAGAATGTTAAATAAAACGCGCCAAACGATGCAGAAGTAAGGCCAGTCATGTCAGATCACAATCCAACGGATACCCGATGCATCGCTGGCGGAGCTACTGACAATTTGAAAGTTCTGCCCATCCACGTAGTTAACGCTCAAAATTCCAGGGTTCACCAACGGAGCCGAACTGTCATAACTTACAAATACCGTGTACGCATTAGCCGATGAAAATCCAGGAGTCATAGGCCCGATATTGAAAGGACTCCATGCTGCGCCACCGGGGACGATGGTGCCGCGATAGAGCAAGCCAGCAGATGCCCTCACGATTCCCGCCCCAGCATCCTCGAAACTAACCCCTACCGATTGATCCTGGGTGAGATAAAAATTATCTTCTAGGTCGAGTAACGCCTGGTCAGCGTTGGCTACCCCGTTGGTCTCAAGAGACGGCACGATAACAGTAGAATGGGCTTTCAAAATACCACTACCCGCGTCTTCAAAAGTTACCGTATCACTATCCTGGAAATCTAACAACGACTGCGAGCTAAAAGGACTCTCGTTAACTTCAAGCGTAGGAATACGAATCGGAGGCGTCCAACTAATAACTTGATTCGGAACCCAAGTTCCAAGATCAAAAGTTCCACCGTCCCCAAAAATCTGTTGATTATTTGGCCCCCATGCAGGCTGTCCCGCTTCAGTAAACCCGGTCACCCGATAAAAAGAATTGGGCGACAACATCACATCATTACCCCATACAAATTGGTTTTCGGCTACTGGGTCAGAGGCATCAGAAGCCGCATTTCCATCAGAATCCAATTGAATTCTAACTTTTATTCCAGCACAAAGATTACCAACATCCAGAATCGAATTATCCCGGTCGAGATATAATTCGAGATATCCATTTGTTAAAGGTACCCCTTCCGCGTCCTGGAACGCTCCACCGATAACCTGTACTTGATCAGCCATATTAACTCGCCTCTAAATCGCTTTTAACGCTACGCAAAACATGCCCCATCTAACCGCTGGTTGATCCAAAGTCATCTGGGCTGATTGAACCGCGAGAGAACCTGCTATCTTATATTCGGTTAATCCCCGGTTAATTCCAAAACCATAATTCGTGGGCGGAAGACTTGTAAATCCGACACCCGCACTAATCTCCGGATTACTTTCAGAACCCTCACTCCCCCCAAACCCTATTACTAACTCATTCACCTGGGTTGTCGAGCCTGTATTCCCAGAATCCATCGAGGTAGAAGTAGTTCCCTGGGACGCCGCAGCGACATCAAGCGGATCAACTGCTAGCCCGCTGACTTCAAGAGCCATAATTGCGCCCGTAGCGTTTAACAAAGAAGCAGTTATAGTAGCATCGCCCGCGATTGGGTTTTTCACTATGTAGATAGCCTGGTTAATTACCCCATCCACGCTCCCAGAGGTAACTAACAGTTCGTATACATTACCTAAATTATCCTGTGCAGAAAGGACTGCTCCGCCGATGAAAGTGACCCAGTTAACACAAACGATGAGTCTATTGGACGATGAAATTCCGGGTAAAACCGCACCAGTACTATAATCCCCCGAACTCGATTGAACAACCGTTGGGACAGTAGGGGTCGGAGACGACGGGGTTAGACTATACGTAGGGGCATCAGGTATATTTGTATTAGCTGTCCAGACATGCTGGCCGCGAAAATCATATGCTTTTACCGCATATGTAGCTGGCCCCCATAACGTTATTTCCCCTAAAACATTTCCGTCCACATCGAGAGGGATAGTATTCAATCTTCCAGCGGCAACTTGTACCCCGAGGCCTACGTCTTGTTGGAGACGGGCCTGGAGGTACCCCTTCGCTAATTTATTTCCGAGAATATCCTGGAACCCGCCATCAGTAATCGTCACCTTTTGAGGCATCACCCACTCCTACTGACCGCGTGCTTGTGTCCCTTGCTGTTTTTTCATCATCTGGCCAGCGGTTAACGCTTCCCAGTTGTTGAGAAATATATTTTTCTCTTCGTCAGTTAACCCGTCTGCCCGCGCTAAAAGAGCCGCCTTAAATTGGTTATTTGCCCATGCTGCACGCTGAGGATCATCCGAAAAGTTCCACATCAAAGAAAGAAATCCCCAGTCATAAATATATTCCATATAATCCGGAAGGGGAGACCATGTCTGGTTTAGACTCGTAATGTGGGGTGCGGAATTCTGAATCTGGATCACCACTGGATATTTTTTATCCGGAGAATTCATAAGCCGAAATGTCACCGTCCCGTCCGCGTTCTGGGTATTCGGAGAAATAAACTCGGGTCGACCAATACTAGATTCACGAGACAAATCATTCTTTACTGTCAACTGTTTCCATTTAGTGGGAATTCCATCATTATCCAGATCAAGTAAATTCGCAAATTCTACGTGTGAAAATTCGGGAGCCACTACCGTATAGTCTTGGGTACCACCACTCGTAAAGGTTCCAACAGTAGATGTTCCATCCGCAAGAGTAACGATAGCAGTAAAGTCCGTAGGACTTACCGTATCCACTTTAATAGACAGGCCATTCAATCCGGTCAAAGTTCCAGTGACATCACTAGCCAAAATAATTTCTCCAACAGAGAATGTATTTGCAGCAGTAACCGTCAATACTCCGCTAGTGACATTTAATGCAGTCGCAGTTGCCTCGCGTGGTTCGGGGTCGCAAGTGAATGTCAATTCCTCGTTATTCCACCACCATTCAAACGGCGGGCCGAGAATAGTCTGCAACACGATATTCGCAGAAGTCAACGCTGGGTCTATAGAATTACCGATGGCCGGGTTACGGTTAAACATAAACCGCTTCGCCCAATTGATACTATCTTGAATTGTCCGCGTTGATAGCGCCATGTTATTAGTCCTTCAATCTTTTAATCACTGCGAAGCCCCACACATACGGAGCAAATGTCCAACCCCAACTTCCGAGATCAATTAGTTCGTCCCCGATACTGTAAATATTCCCAAAATTAAGAATATCCGCAAGCACTTTGAGATGATCTTCCGGGGCCATCACCGAATGACCGCGACCATCAAGGACATCTCCTGGTTTTGCGCCAAGTGCCTCTTGCGCAGTAGAGTTCAATTGAACTGGAAACTTTCCGTGATTTGCAATCATTACCGCTTGGTTAAGACTCGCCCCAAGAATAATTAGAAATATTGGAATTGCCAGAATATACAGATACGTCTTGCGTAAAAATTTAAACATACCTCCCTTTCCATCCAGAGCATAATTTACGCGGTATCCCCGGATGGAGACGCCTCTGTTCCGCGACTGCTTTTGCAGTTCATAAAGCTAAGATTTATTCAAATACTCAATCAGTGCCTGGAGAGTCTGTACACTGTCCTTAACGTTTCCTAGTGCGAGATTACACGGATGGCAAAGAATACCCCGTATTTTCTTGGTCGTATGTTCGTGGTCAGTATGCCAACCCCGGCCACCATGTTCTTTCGACTTACAAACAGCGCAGCACCGTCCTTGCGCTTCAAAAGCTACATTTCGCTGTTCATTCGTCCAGCCATAATAGGCTTTCTGGTGACTACGCTGCGTTGCAAGACGACTACATACACAGCAACGACGATATGGAAAACCCTTTTTTACAACTATTTTCCAAGACCCCTCAACGTATAGGTGCCCATGAGAGCACGCATTACGTTTACCAAAATGATGACTCGATCCTTTATTGATTCGGATACTCCTGAAGGCATAGATTTTTTCCTATTTTCAGTATACGCGAAATAAAAGAGAAAGTCAACTTATCCAATCCAGGGGCCGTACGGAAGCGCTGGATTAACCGGGTTCCATGCAAATCCTGTGTCCATAACACCGGGACTACTCGGTACAAAGCTCCAGTCATCCTCTTCTCGACTCCCTTGGGACGCCGCAGCATTTAGGGAAATCATCCAGTTACTGAACTCGTCTTTAAATTTTGCTCGAACTTTCGGATCGACGCTAAACCGATAACACTGACAAATAAAACCATCTTTAATATATGTAAAATAATCATCAGGAATCGGATCAAGTACCTGGTTTAAACTAGTGAACTGGGGGATTCGAGCTTGACCAATTGGGGCAATCTGCCATACCGGGCCAGTTTGCGTAGGCATGGGGTTGATACGAAATCCTTGCCCATCGGGATTGACCGCAGTCCAAGTAACAGAACCGTCAGAAACTGTGGTCGCCACAATAGTTTGGTCTTTCAGTGTCGGGTAGTCCGGGTCTAGATCAGTAGCGAAAGGATTAGTGCTCCCACAAGTTCCATAACCCGTAACAATCCAAAAATGTCCAAAAGAGTCTTTAACCTGGGTCACCGGATTCGATGGGGTCGAAGGCCGACCCGTTGGATCAGTATATACCGCATCGGGGCCTGGGTTCTGCAACCCGGTCAAGCTGTCATTTTGAGCTTGTCCCCAAGTACCAAATTGGAGATTCTTATTTGACATCCACTGAATTTTGGCGGTGTTTCCCGTCTGGGAGTTCGTCAATAAAACGTCGCGCCGTACCTCTACAACACGAAATGGTTTAGGGTATTGGGTCGAACTGGTATTATAAGCCCCACAACTTTCCAACCATCCGAGGTTAACAACATTTGAAGCGTAATCTTGCTGATAGCTGTTAACAAAGAAAGGAGGGATATTGATGCGATTAAATTTGAAATTGAACGGAGACCCTTTAGAACTTCCAGCTAACATCTTGGTCATTGCGTCATTGATCGCAGACAGAGCAATTGTGTCATACGCTCCGCCAGTCGGCAGAATAGGGGCAGTATCGCCCATAGAACGAGCGATATCTACTAAATCTTGGAGTTGGTACGAACTATTGCCCATAATATCCTTAAAAGAAAAGCGGGCGAGTCCACAAAGAACTCGCCCTATTTATTAGCGTAGGTTTGTCGAGGCGATATTTTCTCGATAAGTATCCGCTGCGTCTACAATACGTTTCGAATCCAAGTCGAAACGACTAAACCGACATTGAACTGAAGTAGACATAGAATTGTTAGTTTCAAACATTTGCGCTTTAAGATAATCTTCCTGGGCACGTTCGAACTTCGAACGACTGAAGACACCATCTTTAGGAGCAACTTGGCGACCCGATCCATCAAAAAAGAAATTTGCTTCAACGGGGGGTGCCCAAGTACGTCCGCAACGTAAACAACGAACCCAGATATCACCATTAATCATCTGGTGCTTCATGACTGCATACTGGTTACTATTCCCACCAGTACTCAATACGCGTTGATCGCGTGCAGTAACCGTACCACCTTTACGATGGGTACAAATAGAGAATCGATATTGATCCGTCGCCTCTTGCTGGGCAAAAGTACGACCCTGGGATTCTCGATCTTCCTTTAACTGCTGTTCCTGGATTGCACGATCCGACAGAGTTTTCTTCAAGTCCTGGATATGATATCTACGCTCTTCGATTTCTAGAGCTTTTGCTTCAGCAGCCTGTTTCTGCAATTCGAGTTCCATTACCCTGGCTTTAAGTTCCGCCTCTTTGATCTGGATGTCTAGCAATTCTGACTTAGACAACGCCTTAGTGTTATTTTCGCTCATAATCCCCTCCATTATTTAACTTCAACTACCTTAGTTTGTTCTAGATAGCTGATAGCCTTCAACAGCGTCTCTTTCGTTCCATGCTCGGTAACGATACCGTTACAATGAGTGCAGAGAACTCCACGAAACTGGCCTGTTGCGTGATCGTGATCTACGTGCCAATGATTCTTTCCCGAATCACGAGTGCCACATATACCGCATTTTTGACCTTGTGCATTAAACACAAAATCAAACAATTCTTTAGAAACACCATATCTACGTTCTCTATCGGTCTCCCTACGATGTTCTTTATTTTTTAGATAATACTTTTTGAAATACGCGGTATTTTGAGGGCGAAGGCGTTTACAGCAGGCCTTACACCAACTCATAAATAGCCCATTTCCACAACGATAATACCCCGATTCATCTTTTTCTTCACTACACCGGGGACAAATCTTACGCCCATTAATCCACTGGTTGCCCCTACTCATCGAGCCGATTCCCGTTATTTCGAAATTGTCGAAGAGTTTGGTTGTATCGGTGAAATGCCGGAGTAGTGGCCGGAACGCCAAAAACCTCATTTGCCTTTTTCTCGGACAATATACCCTTTAATATTAACTGAAGGGTGCAAGTCCTCCACCCGCGATACTTCTCCGCGAGGGGGATACCATGGTCATCGAATCGCATAACTGAAAGTTCAGGTGCAAACCCACTTTGACACCAACAACCGACTTCGGGTTCAAGAGCTAATCGCTGTACTATCAACGTTATCTTTCCCGCTTGGGGGTGAGATCGATACCAACACTTAATCCCAGCCTTTTGAAGTTTACCTATAAATACGCAAGAATGCATAATACGACCAATTCTGGCCCCTGCATCTTGGTATTCCTCCGGACTCAACCACTGATATTCTTTTACCGCCTCAGCACTCAATTCTTTCTGTCTAGCAAGCTGCTCTTTTGTTTCAGAAGACGCTTCAGCATCACTTACGCGAGACGCATACTCAGCCATCGCTTCAAGCAACGCGGGATCATCCCCGCCAAATTCTTGATCGTAAGTTTCCCATGGGGCTTTCTCGGAAGCCCGTGTCCCTTGTAACTTTTTAATTTCTTCCGGGGATAATCCAGAATCGACCGCTAACGGAGCCGCTTCTTCCCATCGCTGCATATAATCGTCATTGGATACAAAACTCAAGGCTCCTCCAATTTAAATTGTCGGCTTCACTCCAACCAAATTGAAGAAGCCCTGTCTTAATGCTGTGGGTCAGTCTGTGATACGTTCATGAGGCGAATTCAGTACTGGCGTTTTCCCCGCGTCTTAAGCCGTGGGTTCCACTGGCGTCACACCCCCAGGTAATCCACCTTCGGGAGTAACGTCACTCTTGGCATCAAAATCTCCACTACAAAATCTCTTGAATAGGTCGTCGTTGGCTTGCGCGACAGCCACTTGGTTTTGCAAACTTGTGATAGTCTGGCGAAGAATACTATTGACTTTTCTCAACAATCGATTGCTGGCCTTGAGAGTTATTGATTCATTCTGCAAAATATCTGTTGACTCGATCAAAGCCGCGATAACCTGGTCTTTATCTACTGTTGGTTCCATGATCTCCTCCAATCATGCCGCAAATAACGGAGGCTCCTATTTTCGTAGGAGCCTCCAAACTGAAATAACTCAACCCGTAATTAAGGGATCACAGTTACAACAACCTGTACATAGATCATATCGAATGGGTTTCCCGTACCGCTTGAGTCACCATTAGTGTTATCAAATGTAGGAAATTGACACTCGATGATTGCTTGTCCAGGAGCCAATGCGGTAATAGTGAACACTTCATTACCCGCTGACACTGTAGCTTCAGTGACCGAAGCAACATCCGGATCATATCCGGCGAAATTGCTCGGATTGTACCACTCAGGATCACCCGCACTTGGATTGTTGTAGGACTTCACAACAATATTATTCACCGGGGTGTACGCGCTATTCGCAACATCTTTCAATGCAGCGGTGACCGCGAGTGACGACGCATACCCACCAGCGGCGGAAACGCTCAACGTCAAAGAATACTGGGCAACTGGCTTAGTTCCAGAAGCTGCCGTACCGGGGCCGATACCCTGGCCGTTACCACCATCAGTTTTATTCGCCCCACCGCTGGAGTTATGAATAATCGAACTCCCGCTCGTTCCAGACAAAGTTACATATGCAGCCACATTCAAACCATCAGTCGGATTGTGCTGCGGACTAGGATTTGCCATCTTGTTCTTCCATTTCTGCGTTGACAATAGACGCATCTTCTGCTAATATTAAGCTATGAAAAAACTCAATCTAGCGGGTCAAACTCTATCCTCTGGTGTTATTGTCACAACATCAGCGGGCGTTTCCATTCATGGTAAAACTCAATGGAACTGCGTGTGCCCGTGCGGGAAAGGCTTTATCGCCCTCGGAAGTGAACTCCGCAACAACCACACACGAAGCTGTGGTTGTTATTCTCGCAGTGGAACCTTCGTCACGAAACATGGTCATCGCAGCGTCACAAAAGGAAGCAATAAGCAATCCCCGATATACACGCTTTGGATAAACATCATAGCTCGATGCAGCAATCCGTTATACCCGCACTGGGCGGATTACGGTGGTCGCGGCATTACGTTCAATTCCGAATGGAACAATTTCAAAAAATTCTTAAACGATATCGAGAATTCTATCGGGCCAAAACCGCCCCTAGTTAAAGGCTATGAGCGGTATTGGTCGATAGATAGAATCAACAACGACGGTAATTACGAATTAGGAAATGTTCGTTGGGCTAATCCAATCGAACAAGCTAACAATCGTCGTCACAGACGTTGGCACAAGCGTCCTTCCTAAGTTGTTGAAAACAAATCAGGAAATCGCGCTAGCCGCGTCGATTTGACGCATACGAATTGTGGTATCCGGGCCGAGGCTGGTCGTGAAATGAACTCTGTAAGAAGTCCATCCAGGGATCAGACCTTCGGGGTCAGCAACAGTCGGTTCAGCATTCTGAACGATGTTGCACTTAATGTTGCGCCAATCTCCATCACCGAACGACGTATCGTTCTGTGCGCCAAGATTGATAGCGAACACACCGTCACGCCCGAAGATGTAAGTCCGGAGTGCGGTCAACCCGGTCACACCCTTATAGTTCGAGGTGCGAGTAACCAGATTGGTCTGGAAGAAGTGAACGCCAGACGACGGCAATTCGATTACTTCCTCAAGATCAACACTAACCAATTCGTCCATCTTCGCCTGGCCCACAGGGGTGTGCTTCAGGATATCGATGGGAGAATCGTTGCTGTTGTCGGCAAGAACATCGCCAAGAGCGAACGGGTGGATCACACCAACGAACGACTTGGTAGCTTCGTCAAAAGGACGAACACTACGACCCGCCAGCGACTGAACGCTGTTACGAATCTGGGACAAGCTCAGAGCCGTAAAAGCCGAAGTGCTGGTGGCCGCCAATTGAACCAGCACGCTGGAATCAATACTGGAAGCTCCATCAGCCGTTGCACGCACAAGTGCGCTCAACGATTCGCCAAGACGATACGACATTTCTTTCGCCACATTCTCGACGGTGTTGTCGATGGCGGTTGCCAGAGACAGGGACGAGAAGTTTGCGTAATCGGCATATTCCAAATGTGTTTAGGGCTGCAACGTTCCCGTTGCACCACTCTCACGGTCGCCCGTGAGTTCGGGCTGTATCTTTACGGAATCTTGTTCCGCAATCTGCATATCAGTCTCTACGGTTGGCCCACGTTTATTAAGGGTGTGCATTTTTTGATAAAGAGTCTCTCTGAGTTCCGGACATCTCTGTTCGCTCAGACGAAAAAACTCTACCAGCACTTTTGCCTGTTCTCGTTTAATAATCAGATATGGCATAAGTCCGAGGAGAAATATCTCCTTTGACTTCGCATTACCCGAAAAATACCAAGAATACGCAACGGAATGCTTTTCAGACTTCGGCTTGTGAACGTGTATGTTCCCGCCGAAATGCTCGACTAACCATTTCATCAGACGCTTGTCCGTGTTCTTAACATGGATGCGACCATAATAGTTATCGTACGACCCTCTATCTGACCGAGAGATAATCAAACAGCCTTCGCCGTCGATAATCCCCGCAAGATAGATAACGTGATTTTTCTTCATTTGACCCATCCTTCCGGATTATTAAGCAGGGTTTAGCCTTACCACGGTATTGTCTCATTTCTGAGAGTTTCACCGTTATAGCAGATTTTGCATCGGCAAATATGTTTACCGATGGTCGCAGTCGTGGTCAGCACGGACACCGACAAAGAGGAACCAACAGTTCCTTCAGTAGTCTGGTTAGTGTTCGCAGCCAACGGAACGTACATGAACCAATAACGTTCTCGACTTTGACTTACGAGACATTCATGTTATAGAATCTCGTATTGATTACCGCTCTTCATGGGCAGATCAAGACGCTCTGCGCAACGCACGAAGGGGGTGTTAGCTTTCAGGTTTTCACGAAACCGTTTGTCGTAGTACTTTACAGTAGACTGCGGCAGGTTTGAAAGCTGGTTACCGCTAGGAGAAAAACTCATTAGGGTTTACCTTATATTTAGACTTGATTATTTTTTGCCCGACGCCTTTCGACAGCTTCTTTTTCAAGCTTATCTACGAGTTGCCTAAAAGCTGGGTCTTTCGACTTGGCCTTATAGGCATCGGCGGACATCTTATCAATGTCAGCAAGAGTCAACGAAGAACCAACCACTGGAGAAGCTCCAGATGCCGACGAAACTCGTTCGTTCAGGCCGGATGGTACGTGACTATGTCGCTTTTCTTGCACTTGTTCTGGTGGAGTAATCCGACTCTCGGGGACAAGTGGAACCTGCGGGTTTGGTTCCGTAACTGCGGGAGGCACAACCACCGGGGGTGGAAGTACTACCGCGTCCTGTTGCACTACAGGAGCATCAAGAAGCAATCCGGCTTCTCTCAGCTTTGAACTAGCTAAAACAAAATTTGATACGGTTGGAGCTAAATTATTTTTAAACATCCAATCAGTTACTGTTTCTCTATTATCCGGGCATTCGAAATATAATTTGCCCGATTCGGAATTAACGAAATCCCGATAATTTTCTCTCGCCCTACTCTGGAGCGAAAAGATTTGCTGGTCATTCAAAAACTTTGTCAACTGCGCGGGCGGGACACCCACCGCAGATTCTAGCAATCTGTCACGAGCCTCGGCAAATCTCTCGGGATCGTTCAACTGCTGAGATATATCAAAACGCTCCTGGGCCGACAAGGGCTTTGGACTAAATTCGATAACGTTAGTAAAACGCTCCGCATCCGCTGGGATATCTTCCTTGGGAGTTCCAAGGCGATTTTCACGAGTTACTTCACGTAACTTCTGGACAAGTTCAACATTCTGATTCACCAGCTTGTCCCGCAATTCATCCTCGGTCGTATACACGATAACTTGCACGCCACCAATAGGGCGTCCTTGCTTGTCCTTCGGCTGGTACGTGTAGCGCTTTTGCTCAACCACGGGAACCGGAGCCACAATGGCCGGGATCTCAACCGTGGGGTCTTGTTCCAACGGAACCTCAATATTGGGTGTAGACATATTCTCCTCCTAATTGTTCTACTCAGCCGTCTCTGTCAATTCCTCCAAATAAGGGGGAACCTCAGGATTTTCCAAACTCCCCACTGTGGAAGCTTTTGAATTCTCGATCTGGAGCAGGATTTCCAATCGCTGCATCAATCCGGCATAAAACATTCCTGCGCCTTTTGCAATCGCATGATTAGCCAAAATCCCAGTCGGATCGTTACCAGGTGTATTCAATAACCGGATATTTAACAACCGAACTTCTTGCTCCATCAACTTCTGGAGTAGATCAAACCATTCTTGCTTGATGGCTGATGCTAAAATCCCGCGCTGAATATCTGAAAGTTCAAAATTAAATTCCAATCCCTTAACGGTCTCATCCATAACTTTCAGCATTTCTCCTCCAAGAAAAATTTGTTCTAGCTGCCTAAGCAACTTCAATTAGGTGCGAAACCACACCAGACGTTTGGGTAACGCCCAGACCCCTATATAGGGACAGCTTTAAGCAACAGTCGGCAGTGTCCCTTGCAATCCTTGTGGACTAGGAACTCCCTCGACCGCTTGGCTCATACCGCTAGCCCTAGCGGCTTCGCGAGTAATATCTCGCTTAATACGATTATCAGATGCTTGATCTTCCAGAGCCTGTTTCTGGTTGAACTTTTGCTGTTCTCCCTGGTTTTTTGCCGCGATCTGTTGTTGCACCAAGGCTGCTTTGGAATTTGCATCTCGCCGAGCTTTCATTTCTGGCGTCATCTTCCTGATGATATCGTTCTTATTCTTCCATTCCGAAGCTTCGAGCCACATACTAACAATCGGCTTAAAGTCAATATATTCTTCGTTGATCTCCGCCAGACTCTGCTGAATCTGTGGATTGTCGAGAATCTGCGTAAGCATAACCATCGACTGGGCCATCGTACGTTTCGCTGCGAGACTCGCGCCTGCAAGAACTTCGTACTCGATTTGGGAATCATGAAATTCCTGAAGATTAAATTTCTTCAAGAAGTCTTGTCCCTCTTCTTTGCCGAGAATGTGGAGGATCGAGGCATCCGACATAACGTTAAAAATCAACATGTCGATGATGCTCAAGAATGGTTTAAATACTTGTTCGATAAAATTATCTAACGGGCCATCCAGCCGAGTCGCACTTGCACCCGCGAGAATATTAGCCCCACCCGCCGTACGACCCATAGAGGATCGAGGGCCAGCGGAACTGCCCTGTACCAGCATCTGGTCTGCGCCGGACGAGGACTCAGTCGCCTGTTCACTCTCTTTTAAAGCATTCCAGATATCCGGAGGAACCTTAGGAGTATCCATCAACCTATAGGATTTCTCGGTATCTGTCACGGCCAGAATTTTACCCAACCCGGTACGTATAACCTGGGTGGGGGCGTTATCATCACGATTTCGAAGATAGATCGGATTAACGCCAAATGACAAAATCTTTAGAATAGCATTGATCGTACCTTGATCTACTCTTTGATTTTGTCCAACAATAAGTCCGAGGCCCATACCGTAGAATGCCCGAGGGCGATTCCACCAATTTGCTGATAAAAAAGGAATCTGTTTAAATTCGTTCTTCGTCGTACAGATAACTTTACGTCGGTTAAGAACTATAATTTTCCGTTCTTTATCCCAATATTCTAAAATCTCCAGTTTCTTCCTAAAAGGATCGGGACTTGTGGCGATGTTATTCTTCTCTGCATGGTGAACAACACCCTCTATAAAGGATGCTTGTTCCGTCGCTGGGGTCTCTGAAGTAACGGGCGAAGCCCAATATGCTTTAAGATCAGCTTCTGACGGAAATGTCCAACCTTGGATTGCTTCTCCTTTTTCCCCATCCGCGATAGCGCCAGCAATTGCTTTACGCAAATCATCGAGTTGATACCAGTCCATATACTGTATGTCGACAACCCATGCAGCCTTGCGGATATCACTAACCGATAATTGCGGATCAATCAACACTTTATCCAACGGACGCCACTGAAAAAATGGCAGAGGAATCGTATGAGTGACCCGGTCAATAGACGGCGGTTCATCCGTCGGAATAGATATTGTTTCAGGGGCAGACCCTTCCGTTGCGGGAACCTCTATCTTTTTTTCAGAAACCTTACGCTTAAAAGTGACGACATCTTTCCAATCGTATCCCCACTTAAATATTGCCGTGCCAAGATGGGCCATCTGTTCTAGTCCCCACTTCGTCTGGGTTTTAAATCCACACTCGTCAAGGACGTAGGAGAACAAAGATGTTTTGGCATCAACAACTTCTTGTGAAGTACCCGGACGGGGCCGGAGTAACATCGGAGGATCGTCGTAAAATAAACCCTTATACAACTGTGGAACAACAGCATTACAAACTTTTGCAACAGTAAATCGTTGAACGTTCGGTTCGAGAACATAAGTGTTCTCATAAACCGTCATCGGGCGTGGAGATTGATACAATAAGTCTGCATCTCTCCATAACAATGTCCACTGGCGATTAGCGATAAACTCAGAGGCTTCGCGGGCCGATCCGACAACTAACGCAAGATCAACATCCACGGACTTAGTCTCCCCTTGCGGGGTAAAGTCCTGGGCAGTCAGAGTCGCATTAGGATTTCCGTCTTTTTCAAGCGATGCTACGAGGGGTTCTGACATTTGGCTTTCCTTCTAGCGTGTGCCGCCTTCGCCGCTTCGCTGATTCGTATTCGGGATTCAATTGAGCGATGCTTGCCTCTATTAGAATCTCCTATTCGAAGTCTATGAATTACCGAATGGGGGCCAAGTTTAACCCCCATATGACTTTTACTAAGTTTTTCGCAATGCTTAACCGATTTTGGTCTATCTCGCAAAGCTTCGCCAATTTTCTGGCCATGCTGCTTAGTACGAATCAAGCCTTGTAGACCCTCGCCACCATCTGTTCGGTTCCGCAAACATCCGGTTGCCAGATCAAGACGACCATAATACGCAATCATAAAAATCTCAGAAACAATAGCGTCTTGCTCCGAAGGATGCTCTTGAATTAGTATTCGATCACGCAAGGGACAGCCCTTACGATAGGCACGGCGTCCAATACCTTTTCCCACATAATATGGCGTACCATTTTCACGAAGCCATAAATAAGTGTAAAAAACTTTCAAGATATATCTCCCTTAAAATAACTCGCCTAAAGGATCGTGAGCCATATATACAGCCTCTTGTTCCGCTTGACGAGTCATCGAAACCAAGTCTTGATCAGGAAACTCTAATGCTAAATTTTTCGCATTATATCGGTCGTACTTACCAAGCCCATAAACTTGATCGTAAAAGGACTTCCCTTTTGGATCAGGTGTATAGTCGAGGGAAGATGCAGTCATTTTTGCTTCCACATCCGCATACCCCGCGAATTGATTAACTAAAATGGCTAACGCGTCAACGATATCATCATGCAATCCTGCGGCTGTTCCAAACTTGGATAACTCTTCATAGAGTTCGTCCAGGCCGGGGCAGCTATTCACAAATTTCAGGCGATCATCCCCGAGAAACCGAAGTACCGGGCCTGCCTTCACACTCTTAGAACTTTTCTTACTTCCTTGACCCAGCGGGACGAGTTCGACCGGAACCCGTATCTTAAGCTTGTCCATCTCCCGGTAAACTTCCCGAGCGATGTACTTAATAGCTCCAGTTTCCTCTATACAAATTCTTTTTGGTTTCCATTGATGCGCGGTCGCCGCAATCATCGCGGGCAATTCATACTCGTTATAACGGCCACGCTTCATATCAATCACATAAAAGCGCCCACCGTATATCAACGCGGTAATAATAACAGTATAGTCCGCCCACGACTTAGTTGAGTACGCAGTGTCTACACAAGTTACTATCATCCCAGTTCCGGGAAGTTCAATTGCGTTAATCGTTTTGCGAATCAGAAGCTCTCTAGGGAACTTCACGACGTGCATCTGAGTTGGATCATTCAGATATTTAATTGCAAAATACGGATCAGTTTTTTTCTTGTGACGGAGAAATTCATAGGTGAGTTGGCCTGGGATATTAAACCACAAAACATAATCCTGTTCCGCCATCTCTTCTTCGATTTTTCCCGCCTTCGTCGCAGCTTCTGTAGGCCACCAGGCTGGACGAATATAAATCTTCATCGGGAAGATTTCGCCCTCTTCCTCATATTTCTTTTGATTCTTTACATCCTGGCCGTAAGTATCCTCAGTGTCATACCAGGTGCCAATCTTGTCATAGAATCCATACGGATGTAACATGGCCTGGTTAATACTGACTTGTTTATTGACGGCCTTAAGACGATCAACTGTCAGCGAGTTTTCGTTGGTAACTACGTCATCCAGCTTCAGAACACATACGTGGAATCCCGTCAACGACTGTTCGATAGATGCCGAGAATACTGTTGGCTCTTTCCCTTTAGTGCTTACTGCCGGAGTCTGGAATTCCGAGGCTTTTCCGTCGTCTACCGGGATGCAATGCTCCGGGAATATAACCTGGAACATGCTAAAAGTATTATCGTCCAGCATTTTTGGCCGGAAATTTTTCTTGGGGACAATCAGATTCGCGTATTCGGTATCGCCCTCTTCTAAAGTAAAGTGTCCTTTAATCTCACCAATAAACTTATCTGCTAACTTTAAGACACCCGAAAGCACAAGTACTGTGACCTCCGGATAGCTGATAATATACTGAATAGTGTCGGCCATATTCATAGTCGACTTAAATCCGCCGCGAGGGACTAACAACAAGCGTTCTTTCTGCTCGATGTAAGACTGGGCAAATTCTTTAAAATTTTTCTTAGTGGGGTCTTTGCGGACGAAAAAATCATTACAAACTTCTTCATGAGTATTATGGATCGTACCGTCCGTCCACACGTAGTCGGCGGAACTCATATCCTTATATCCGAGAAGCCTGCAAAGAAAAAATAAATTCGTCTGGGCTAAAAATCTGGCGCGAAGGATTATCTTAGAATCATTTAGATCAAAACGCGTACAGACTTTGAAAACTTTTTTCTGGCGTTCATCCGTCAAACGCTCAAAACTCTGTTTTGCCCGCTTATCGATTTCTTCCCAACTCAAATCTCGGTGCTGATAATTTTTGTCGTCTTTGTGCAAAATATACAACTGCACTAGTTCAGCTACCGTCACAGCCCCTCACTTTTTAGATTGAAAATTATCACAGCAATCATCGTCATCGACAGGTTTGGGTTTTCCCGCTTCGCCTTTAACCTGCGGATCAATCATGACCAGCGGATGATGACAACTCGCATCTTTCATCCAACGACAGTTCCCACATTCTCTGGGTGGTTTATTTTCCTCGGCTGTGACAAAACCCGAAATCTCAGTTCCGTCTTTAGGATAACTGTTCTTCTGGCGAAGATAGACACCACGATGTGCATACATTATTTCTTCCCATGTTTCCATCCCGACATAGCAACGGCAAGTCGACCCATTGCAGCAACGTGCGGATTAGAACTACCGGCAGCTTCATGTTTCTTAGATTCCGGAATCGCTTGGCCCTCGGGAATATTAAAATGACGATGCAAAGCGCCATGGTTGAGATGCGACATCGCCCGGTGGAAGTGCGCTTTCTCTGAAGCAGAATGTTCACTCATAAAACCTTGTATATCCTATAGATTACGCTACTGGCGCGGCAGTAGGAGCGCCTTGCGCTGGAGGTTCTGGCATAGGCGATGGTGCAGCAGTCAACTGGGCAGGCCCGCCCGTAACAGGTGCTGCTTCTCCCTCATTTGGGGTACCCGCATGATCTTCGAAATGATTATGCAACGCATCCATATCGTTGCTAACATGCTCTTCATCCGGATGATGCTCGGGGTGATGATGTATATGAGTATGAATAATCTTGCCATCATGCGCCCGCCGACTGCGAATTTCTTTAATTTCCTTCTTAGGCTTCTTTGCGCCTTTATTTATAAGATCAAATGGATTAACGTTCATTGGGTTTTTCTCCGCTGGGATAACAGCCTCGCCTTCATGCAGTTTATAGTTTCCAGTTTTAGGAACCCGAGGGGTACCTTTTTTATAAGAACCGAGGGGTTTGGTCATCTCGGAGGTATCAATTCTTTTTTCTCCCGGTCGGTCACCATACTGGGCCTTAGGGTTGATTATTTGCCCCCGACCGCCCACAGGCTTATCCTCTGGCTTAGGTGCCGCATCCGATCCGGTGAGAGCTTTGCGACCTTCGTCTATCATCTGTTTCTTTGCCGCAAGTTCCGCACCCATACCCCGAGATTGCTGTGCTCCGGTTTTGTAAGTATCCACCGTTCTCTTAACGGCAGCTTTTGCATCATCAATTACACCCACAAGACCTCATTTCTCAAAGAATTTCGGAAGACTTTTCCAACGCTCCCAAGCTTTACTTTTCATTCCGGAATTTACATCATAATCCGGATACAAAGAACGAAAAATATGAACTGCGCGATTAAAACCTTGCGGCAATTCCCCAATCGCACGAAGATACATCAATGCCATGGTTGGGCCTCGGGAGTGCCCGTGATTACAATGAATCAAAACTTTTTTACCCACCAGCATTTGCTGATGAATAAATTTCAGCCCTGCGTCGAGTACTGCGTCCGGAATCATATCTGGATCATCATTATCGATCAGGTTCAATGCCGCCCAATTTCCGCGCTGCGCGAAAAGATATTCATTCCCTTGAGGAGCACCCAGTGACTTGTAGCCGAGCATCACACGATGCCCATCGGGGCCATCCTTACATGCCGCCAGCCTCGAATACCCGCGTTCTTTAGCTCTTGGCACGTCTTGGTCGCCACCAACATAAAGATTTTTTATAATCTCTTGCACAATAACCCCTACACATCTGTCAAAATAATTGAAGATTTACAAGGAGCCTCGGGAACTATTCGCTGGGTTGCAACAGCATCAACGGGGGGCGGGGCCGAGTCCCCCTCTTGAGCTATTTTTTCTCTCGCCGCTTTAATCGCCAAAGCCTTCATTGCCAAATTGTCGACATATGATTTCAACACCACATTTGCAAAATCTACGGCGAACTTGAGAGAGACCTGATCAAGAATCATCTTGAGTCCATTACAATCCCAAGCTTTGGCAAATCCTTGTACGTCCTTTGGGTCAACTCTGGGATAATTCATTCGCCCCCTCCTTAAATTTCTTTACCATAGCTTCCGCTATTTTATCTAAGTCTGGGGACTCGGGTTCAACATCCGGAGAATGACCACTTTGTTTCGATTGGTCAGCTAGCTTTATCTCAAGTATTTTATGCATGACCGCGAGACGATCAGTAGCCTTCAAACGGATAGCATACGAATCGGCTTTACGCGATAATATCCGATAAGATTGTTCGATAAAATCCAAAGCCCTGGGTCTACGCGGCACATACCCTCCTCAGAATATGGTGATACTTTTTAATAGTGCGCCCTTCTTGAATATCCCACGTTCTCCGATACGAACTCGCCATTCTTCAAACGCTGGCCCGTGCTGGTCGCGATATTTTGTCGCAACATGAATCATCTCATGCACGAGAGACGACAACTTAATCGAATTGGTTTTATTCTTTTCCCGATTTAAGAGAATCTCATAAGAATGGCGTTTATCCACAAGCCTTTCAGTACA